TGCCGGGTTGGTCGCCCTGCTGCTGGTCTTCGGGCTTGCTGCTCTGCTCGGGTTGCTGCTGTTGCATCTGTGCAAAGACCCATTGCGCGAGGGCGAGAGTGTCACTGCTGCTGGTGCAGGCGGGCAGGCGGCGCAGTGCCTCGCGGTAGGTGGGCATCAGCGAGGCGGGGACGGGCACGGTGACCCCGTACTGGCGCAGGTAGACGGCGAGGCTGAAGGGGTATTGAGGGACGGCAGACCAGTCCACCGTTGCGGGGGCATCGTCCACCATTCCCCGGATGAGTTGATGCAGCAGGCCACGGGCGTTGCCGGTCAACCCCTCCCGGATGCAGCGGGACTCAATCCAGGCATCCTCAATTGCGTTGTGTAAACGGTCCACGTAGGGCCGACCGTCGCGGGCGTTGAAGTCGGTATAGCGGCGGTGGAGCAGTTCATGCAGCAAAAAACCGGCATACCGGGCAACCTCGGTGCGGGTCACCGTCGCATCGTCTGCGATGTCTGCCAGGGTCGCGTTGCCCTGCTGGTCAATGCAAGCGGTCGATATCGGCCCCCAGGTGATGGTGATGGGGGGCAGGCCCCACATCTTGCAGAGCATCGCCCCGAAGGCCTCCAAGCCGGCGCGGGCCTCGAAACCGCGCACGGTGGGGCGGGACATCAGGTTTTCGATCTTCATGCTGCCTCCTGGGCAATGATGGTTTCGTCGATAGCGGCGGAGTAAATCGCGGCCAGTGCAACCTGCGACTCCATCGGCTGACGGGCAGCGATGGTCACTCTCCAAGCCTCGGAAGGCGGGAGCACGCTGCAAGCCTGGGTGAAGGCGATAGCCTGTCTGAAGGTCGGCGGGTCGATCAGGTCGCCGGTCTCCACCTTGGATCGGGCCATGCTGAAGGCCTGGATGACATGGCCGGCCATCACCTGGGTGCAGCCGGTGTGGCGCACCAGGGCGGCGGCTTCGTCGGAGGGGTCCAAGTAGGTGAGGGGCACCACAAAGGAGAAGCGATCCATGGTCGCGGTGTTCATCGTTTGAACGCCAGCAAACCGGCCCCCGGTGTCGCCCTGTCCGTTGGAGTTGTCAGCCCCGAAGAACAGGTTACCCGTCGCCCGCGTGTAAACCTTCTCACCGTGGGAGATGCGGGGTTGCCCAGGCTCCAGCAAACCATTGAGCACTGCCATCACTGCGGGCGATCCGGTGGCGGGTTCGTCGATAAGGCAGATGGCACCGGGCGTGGTGAATGCTCGGAGGATCGGACCCGGCTGGAAGACGGTATCCCCGGCCTTGATGCCCACGGCCCCGAGGAAGTCGTCCACGCCTGCCAGTTTGTGCATCTGGAACCGTTCAAAGGCGCGCCCGGTGCGCGCTGCGTATTGCTGGACTGTCTGGCTCTTGCCGACCCCGGCGGGGCCAGCAAGCCAAGCATTGCGCCCGGTAGCCTCGGCCAGGGCCAGCATCCTAAGCACGGGCTCGGTCCAGATGTGGCAGGCGTCAACGGGCGGCGCAGTGTCTGCCCAGGTGCTGAACATCAGCGGACGGCCCCGAGCATCGCGGGCATCGATGCCGAAGACATCCAGAGCACTGGCACGGCCAGCAGGACCGGCAACCTGGGCGCGGACATCGGCCTCTGTGCTGTTGGCCTCAGCGGCGGCGCGGACCGGGCCCCAGGCATCAGCGACTGCCTGCCTCATTGCGGCTCTGATCTCCTCTACTGGCATCGTGCCCACCGAGTCGGCCAGGGCCTGCACCTGGGCGCGGAGAGACTTGGCCTCAGCCTGGGAGGCGTTTGCTGCGTTCTCCACCCGGGCATGGAGCGAAGCGACATCGGACCCGAGTTGACCAAGGCGGGCATTGGCCCCCGCCTGCTGCTGCCCCAGGCTGGCGAGGCGTTGGTCCAGGGATTGGATTTCGGCGGCGACTGTTGACATCGAAACCTTGAGGCCGGCCACCTCTAGTTCTGTCGCGCCGACCTGGGCGGCGAGGCGCACCTGGGCGGGGTTTGCCGGGGTCGGTGCCTGGGCGGCGGGCGCGGGCTTGCCCATGCTGGCATTGAGGCGGGCGGCCTCGGAGCCGACAGTGGGCGCTGCAGCGGGGACGCCTGACGCATCTGCTGCCACGTAGCCGTTACGGACACCGGCCACGGTGATGACGCCTTGCGCCACGCGGGCGGCCAGGGCCTGGATGACCTGGGCGCGGCCCACTGTGCTGGTGGTGTCGCCCGTTGCTGCGCGGTAGGCGGGCAGCAGGGTGGACATGGAGATGGCCGCCAGGGCTGCTTGTGCTTGTGCTTGGTTCATTGCTCTTCCCCTTCGGTTGCTTCTGCTTGGAACTCGGTGCCGTCATGGCAGACGGGCAGCCCGGTGGCGATCCACTTCCCACTGGTGCGGATGGTGTACCCACACAAGGGGCATGTGAGTTTCAGCATGCGTGTGGTCTGTGTGGCCTTCTTCGCGGCCATCACTTCAGCATGCGGATAGGGGCCCAGTGCCTCCAGGGCAACGCTGAACGTGGACCAAAAATCATCGGTTGCGGTCAGGGTGCGCCAGGACTCATCTGCCGGGGCCAGACCGACATCCATGCAAGCGGTCCTGTAGGAGTTGCTGGTGCGCGAGGCACCGCCAGGGACGGTGTGCAGAGCCTGGGATGCGACCAAGACGAACACCTCTACCGGCAGCGCAACTGTCGGGCTGACCATCACTTCCCAAGTGCCATCCTTGGATGCATCGCTGGGCCAGCACTCGGCCAGTGTGCCGCTGCGGGTAAACGTTGAAGTGAAACCGCAGGTGATGCGGATGCGCTGGGAGCCGATGGCGGGCACCTGGGCCCGCACAAGTGCGAGGGCAGCGTTAAGCCACTCCTCGCGGGTCTGGAAACTCTGGGTCATTGCTTCTCCTTGTTCCGCCGCCGCGATCACCGCTGCGGGGGCCCTTGCGGGCACCGCGAGCATAACGGTGTAAACCGGTGCGGTCAATAGGTGTGTGCGAGGGGATAGCACTAGCACCACAAGGGGCGGACGGAAGGGGCTCTAGACCACAAGTCGCGTGCGCGTGATGCGTCCGTGATGCGGGTATCTGTGTTGCATCAGGCTAGCAATAGGGTCAAACCCTCGGTCTTATATAAGACTGCTGTGCATAACCTGTGGATAACCGGGTTTTAGCCATTTTTTTTGGGTGCCTAAGGCCTACGTATAGGGTGCTAGAAAAAAACGGCTTAAATCGAGTTGCACACAAGTTATCCACAGTTGCTCCATAGGTAATGCCTCATTTTTAAGCAGAAACAAAGGCTTATCCACAGGCTGTGGATAACTTCTTGCAAAAAGGATAACCTGTGGATAACATTGCGAACAATGGATGCCGAGGGCATCGGTGGCGATGATGCGAGTCCGGCGTAAGGCTGGGGGACAAGAGACCATGAATAAGACAACGAGCGAGGACTACCTGAGGGCGCTTGATGAGGCGGGCCAGGATGAGGACCAGAGCGAGGACGTTTACACACTTGAAGGCCCGGAAGACTTGAGCGAAGCGGAACGGATGGCCCAGGCAGCAGAAGCACCAAAGACCCGAGGAGATGGAAAGGTCATAGGGGCAGAAGGATGGAAGAGAGAGAGACCTCTCACGCTGCAGCAGCAGGCCTTCTGTAGAGGGGTGATCGAGGGCAAGTCACTGCGCCAGAGCTACCGGGCCGCCTACCCTGGAGCACAAGCGAGTGACCAGAGCATCTCAGCGTCAGCAGCGAGGCTGATGAAGGATGAACGGATCAGCAGGCTTATCCAAGAGGCATGGGAAGAGACACAAGAGGCCCTGGCGGATGACACAGCAGCGACACGGCGCTACGTGATGCGGCAGTTGGTTGCACTAAGTAAACAAGCCAATCAAGAGGGCAGCCGATTGAAGGCCCTGGAACTCCTGGGTCGCAGCGCCGGCATGTGGCGCGACCAGCAGCAGACCGCAGACAAGCCTCTCACCGCCGCTGAACTCAAGGCCGCATTGAGCGGACACCTCAAGCTAGTAGGGCTGACGCAGCGTAAACGGACAGGCACCGACGATGCGTAAACGGTGCAGCACGAGGCGAGGCACGAGGCGGGCGCAGGCCACGCGGGCGCGTGTACACAGATCAGCGTTTGCACGGGGGGCAAGGTGTAAACGGCGGAGCGGGGAACCCACCGGCACCGGACCCCCCGCTGTGCATGACTGACCACCCTCCCGCGTACTACGCTCTAATCCACTCCTCCAAATATCCCTCCATACAAACCACCCCCTTCATCCGCCAATCAACACCCCCCTGGGGTATATATTTTTCAGAAAGATATTGTTCGCATGGAAACAACCGTTTACACTGACATCATTGATTATGCGATGCCGACGATGTTGGCGGAGAAAGCGTTGCGTGATTTGCACAATGCTGCTTTGAACAGAGAGTTTGACAAGGCGATTGAGTTTGCTTTGGAGGCAGCGGTTCAGTGCAGGATGGCGAGTGCTGCTTTGTGGGCGATGGATGAAGAGGAGAGAAGGCGTGACAGACAGGTGGCAGTTGGTTCTTGATTTCATCAGGGCTTACATCAAGAGGCATGGGGTATCGCCTTCTTATGAGGTGATGGCTAAGAGCTTGGGATTGAAATCAAAAGCGAACATGCACAGGATTGTGAAGAGGCTTGAGAAGGAGGGCCACCTCAAGGTGGCCCCTGGAAGGTTCTATGGCGTGAAGGTTGTGGACAGGTCTATTGATGAGGTGGTGAGTCTGTGACGTTGTTGTCTAAGCAGGAGATTGGGCAGTACCTTGCGGTTGTGGACAAGGTGCCTGAGGTTGAGCGGAACAAGATCTTTGCCTTGTTGGAGATGGACAGGGTTGAGAGGTGCCGGGAGAGCTATTTGTTTTTTGTCAGGCAGATGTGGCCTGGGTTTATCTCTGGGCGGCATCATCAGATCATGGCGGAGGCTTTTGAGAGGGTTGCTGCTGGGGAGTTGAAGAGGTTGATCATCAACATGCCTCCCCGGCACACCAAGTCTGAGTTTGCTTCGTACTTGCTTCCGAGTTGGTTCTTGGGCAAGTTCCCTGAGAAAAAGATCATCCAGACCGCCCACACTGCGGAATTGGCAGTGGGGTTTGGCAGAAAAGTCAGGAATCTGGTTCAAAGTGAACAATATGCCAAGGTGTTTGACACAAAGCTGTCTAGCGACTCCAAAGCTGCTGGACGGTGGAACACCCACAAAGGCGGGGACTACTTCGCTATCGGTGTTGGTGGTGCTGTGACGGGTAAGGGTGCGGATCTGTTGATCATTGACGACCCGCACAGTGAACAGGAGGCAAAGCAAGGCAATCCTGAGGTCTATGACGGCGTGTATGAGTGGTATACATCTGGTCCTCGGCAGCGTTTACAGCCTGGGGGGGCCATCATTGTTGTGATGACCCGCTGGTCTAAGAAGGATTTGGCGGGGCAGATCCTCAAAGGGGCAGAAAGAGACGGCTCTGATCAGTGGGAAGTCATTGAATTTCCTGCCATATTGCCCTCTGGCAACCCTCTTTGGCCTGGATTTTGGTCAAAAGAGGCCCTGGAATCGCTCAAGGCAGAGCTTCCAGTGGCGAAATGGGAGGCTCAGTACCAGCAAAACCCAATTTCTGAGGGTGGAGCCATTGTCAAGCGTGAACAGTGGCAGATTTGGGATCAAGAAGCGCCTCCTGCGTGTGAGTACATCATCCAAAGCTGGGACACGGCCTTTGAGAAGAACAACAGGGCTGACTTCTCAGCTTGTACAACGTGGGGGGTGTTTGACCACCCTAATAAACATGGTGATTTGAGGCCCAACATCATCCTTTTGGATGCCTACAAGGCTCGTTTGGAGTTCCCGGATCTTAAAAAGAAGGCATTTGAGATGTGGAAGGAGTGGGATCCTGACACTTTGATAGTGGAAAAGAGGGCAGCGGGTGCTCCTTTGATCTATGAGATGAGAAAGATGGGAATACCGCTTT